TATTTATATTATATAAAAAATTGAAATGCGAATGCTTACCTTATCCAAGGCAAATCAACTCACCTTATACAATTTAGAAAATGAACCATTCCGAAGATACTTACACGTTTAGATTTAAGCTTGTTTATACGACAAGAACTAAAAATTATACCTTCAAATCAGACCTATCCATCAGAGACTTTATCCGCGAGATTAGACAACGAGCTCCCGCCGATTTTGATTTGAATTGTGACGAGGATATTGCGATTGTAGAAACCGGCCAATTTGATAATATTTATGGCCATGATGCCGAACTTGCTCCGGCGCTGGTGGAATCGGACTTGACACTCCGCGAGTTTTATGGAAACAGACACAAATCCATATCATTTTATATTAGAAAATTTCGTTTATCGTAATATTATGTTGGGGTCGGCAATAATTGAATAAAAAATACGATTACATATTGTACACTTGCACATATTTGTACATTTATTTTTTACTCCTCCCTACTATACGGTGCAAACTCATCTTCTTCGTCCGAGTCCTGGTTAATGTTCCCATCATCCTCTACATCATCCTCAATTTCAACATATTTGTTGTCGCGCCAAATAACCTTGTGCGTATTAAATAGTCGATTCATATTTATAATTTCCGGCTTCTCTGTTTCCGAAGTAAACAGTTTCATAATCTGTTCGTCGTCGCGAAATCGCACTGTGTAAGTTTGCTGTATATTATTTCGACCAATTCGCCCCATTGCCTGAATGATCTTCTCTTGTGTAAGATTAAGGTCCTTACTTAAAAACCCGTGACAGAACTGATAATTAGTGCCATAAATGTAATCGCTTGACGCAATAATCATATACAGTTTTTGCTCATCAGCGAGTCGTTTCATAATCTCCGTATACGTAATATTATCGTGATTAATAAACACACCAATCCCCATTAACAAGAGAATTTTCCACGCATTGTCTACACCATTAAGCGCCATGATATCGCACACGATTTGTTCATCAATATTACTGGTAAATGCGCCCTTTGTATCAATCCCGGCCGCCCATTTGTCCAGATGCATTTTTCTATTCGGAATAAAGGTGTCATTCAAGCTTGCAGACCGAATCAGAGCCCTGTAGCCATTAATCTGTTCAGTCAACTTTGACAGAGCACCTTTATTTTCGTATTCGGCCGGAATGTCCTTGCTCAGCTTCTTGGGGTCTTTGTTTGATTTACTTCTGCCGGTTACTTTGTGCCCACCACTAAACCCCGACACTTCATTCTTGACGCGCTTATCTGCATTCTCCTTGATAGTTTCTACTTCAGATTCTAACGCATGTAGTTTTTCATTGATAACGTTATTATAGTCAATCTTCTTCATGATATCATCTAAAACGAGAGCAGGAATATTTGCCTGCTGTACGCAAAACTTGGCAATTTTCTCAACGTCATTAGAGATGAAGATGGTGGGGCCATCCGTTAGGCTATATGCGTCTTTTGTAGTAACATATACACCGGAAGTACCCGTTTGAGGTGCTATAACAGGCTTGGTGCGTAGTATTTGTTCACTCGCAAGGCGTGTAATTGGCTCTCCTCCACGAGCACCGATTGCGGAACCCTGAGTTGGGCCAAAACTGTGCGCCTTCGCAATCTTGTTCCCCTTTGCATCTATGCCTGCATTTTCCAAAATACGAGGACACCTGGTGTCCTTGAAATGCGCATATATTTGCGGCCACTTGTCCGATGTAATATTCTGCAGAAGAGTAATATAGTACATCTTTATGTTCTTCATGTTTATATCATCCAGCGTCTCAAAATGTCGCTCTAACCGTGTCTTTGAGTTACCAAACCCATTGGCGTTAACGTATGTAATAAATTCTACTACTCCCTTCAAATCAAAGTACCGCAGAAGCGTCATATATTCGCCGCAATGTTGCGCTACCTTCATAATTTTGTCGTACTCCTCGTGCAAATAATGCGGCAGCATAACAAGACCATCTTTGTTGATTATAGGAATTGACTTTTTGCAGTCATGACTGACAATATTACAGATCTCCGCACCGCGAAATTTACTCAAGAAATCCGGCAGCGTTTCTGTTAGTTCGCCATGTTTTGGTAAAGTTGCCGATGACAGCACAACGTTAGGTATACAATTTTTCTTCCAGTTTTTCCGAATGGTTGCGTGGAATTCGTGCTCCTCGTAGTCAAGCGTAATAGTGGGTTCATCCCAATACATGATAATATCGCTCGCGTTGAAGAACGCCAGCATGTAATACATGGCAGGTAAGTAAGATTTGATATCGCAAATCATGATTTCCACCTCACCACCAACGCTATTGTCAACCTTTCCGATACCACCAGTACGTCGGTTTATCGTGTACTCTTTTGCTGCGAAATAATGCAAACGAATATCATCTGCACTGGCACAACCAAATGCGAATGCAACCTTTTTGTTCACGGAAATAGCAGCTCGCGCCAGCGCTAATCCTACATGTCTTGCAGCGCAAACGAATATAATCCTCTTCTGTTCAGATAATGCAATAGGCGTGAGCGTCTTACCTGTTCCGGTTGGCGCCATATACAAAACCAACTTAGGGGTTGACTTCTTACACACCGTAAATATTTCCTTCTGGTGCTCATACAACAACAAATCGTTATATTTTAATAGACTTTCATTCTTCTCAATTAATTCCACGCCATTCTCAATGAGGGTCAACAGAGATGTATCGCGTTCTAAGACGATTAATACGCGACTTGCAAGCTCCATAATGTGGCGGTTCACGCGAGCAATACTGTTTCGCATTAACTTGTACAGAGTGAAATAGTGAAAGTGGAATAATTTAACCTTGTTTTCCTTTTTGTTGTAAATGATATTTTCTATATGACTTAACAGGACATATTCATATAAGTCATTCTGCTTTAACGAATTTTCGTCATATCTTTCTAACCGAATTTTTTGCCCCGAATTTAATTTAACATCTGTATCGCTTTTCATTGGCTTGTATTCCTTGAATATGTTCTTCAACTCTGTCTCAATTTTGTCACCACGCTCGCGCAAATAATTATTATACAGATAATCTTCCATTTTTTCTGAATATTCTAGCTTTAAGAACGTAAAGATAGAATTTTTATTGTTTACCCTAATATTTACATTATGATAACCGCCAATGATTAGTTTTAAAATTTCTATTTCTTGCGGCGAAACTGGGACCTCGATGGATTCCCATTCTGACTTGTTGAGTTTTCGTTGCTTCAAATCCATTTGTGATGCGATTACTATAATTTATGCATGTATCTTTAAGTTTATTTTAATTTCAATTTTTTTTAAAATTGAGTTGAAAGAATATAAATAAAATGGAAGTATTATGTATAATCGCAAGGATGTCTAACAACGCATATACGATTGTTTCTATTGAAGGAAATATTGGCTCAGGGAAGTCAACGCTATTGGCAAAGTTGCGCGAGACATATGCAGACGATGCAAATATTGTATTCTTGAAGGAACCAGTCGATGAATGGGAGAAAATTACAGACGAAAATGGTGTGACAATTTTAGAAAAGTTTTATGCGGATCAGGAGAAATATTCGTTTGCATTCCAAATGATGGCATATGTCTCCAGATTAAAGGTATTGCGAGACGCGCTTAAAAATATTGGTGAGTCGCAAAAGAGAACCATTTTGATAACAGAGAGAAGCTTATATACGGACAAGTTAGTATTTGCAAAGATGCTTTATGACAGCGGCAAAATTGAACATGTGAATTATCAGATATATTTGAACTGGTTTGATACGTTTTCTGGCGAATTTCCGGTTCACAAGGTAATTTATGTAAAGACCGCGCCTGAAAATTGCTATGCGCGAATTGGCAAGCGCTCAAGAGACGGCGAGGGAAATATTCCATTGGATTACTTGGAGAAGTGCTCGCAATATCACGATAACATGTTGGACTTGTCCGCAAAGGAATGTGTTTGCGGCAATCAAATAATATTGGACGGCAATATTGACATTTACGAGAACAAAGCACAATTAGACGACTGGGTTTATGATATAAGCACGTTTATTGGTGCCCAAAGTACATCTTCTTAGGCGTAATCTGTAAAATAATAAAACGAAACAAATGAATCAAAAACAAATGAATCAAAAACAAATGAATCAAAAACAAATGAAACCAAATAAAAACACAACCAACAAATGGTTATGTTTTTTATTCATGTAAAATGTTAGATTGATGCATTTTGCATATTATTATATAAAAACGACTGTGTAATACAGTACAATGAGAGCAAGCCCGCTACTTAACAGCATTAAATATTTGTCTTTACCTGCGTGCGCCGACTGTGTGTATTTCAGGCAGCGCAAACTTTTGGATAACTCTAATATAAAACGTTTGCAGCAAGAATGTACAAAATTTGGCGCCAAGGATCTTGTTTCAGGACTAATTAAATATGAACCTGCCAGGCATTGTAGAAACATGAAGGTATTATGTGGTATGAACGCAACTTATTTTATTAAAAGGAGTGACGCAGTTAAATAAGAGGGAATAATCATATACTAAATAATATAATAAATAGTACCCACTATATTTATTATATGTCGTCCGTACTAAAAGACCAACCGGTACTCCTGTGTCCGCATTGCAATGAATTTATAATAATTTCACAATTAAATTGTGGCATATTTCGTCACGGCGTCTTCAAAAACACCGGCAAACAAGTGCATCCCCACGCTTCAAAGGAGGAGTGTGATGACTACGCTAATCAGGGTGTAATATACGGCTGCGGTAAACCATTTCGCATCACGCTAAATAATAATACTTATGAGATAGAATGCTGTGATTACATTTAGAATTAGCGTGTATATATATCCAATACAACAGGGAAATGATCAGAATCATATGTGCCGCAATATTCTTTGTATTCATGATAAATAAAAGTATCGCCAATATTTTTCCTTATCGCATCCGTAACCAAAATGTGGTCTATCATTGAATAGTCGTTGTTAGACGATGTGCCGCAATTGTTGTCCGAATCCCACCAATCACTATATCTGTTACTTTGCGTAATTGTTTCTGCGATGTTATAAAGCTCATATTTACCAGCGTGGTCACCCTTATATCCCTTCAAGATATCCAACACCATTGATGTGGGTTTATCGCTGTTTAAATCGGATACCTCTGCGTCAAAGTCATTAAAGTCGCCAAGCATAATTATTTCGTAGTCGTTCTGGATGTAATTCGCGATGACGGTTTGTAGAACTGATGCCTGTGCCTCCCGCTGCGCACATCTGGATGCCTCGGTCGGAATGGCTACAAGATGGGCCGCAATGAAGGCAATCTTCATTCCACTGAACTCAAATTCCGTAATATAATGTTTACTAACGCCAGATGAACTTGGTGGGCCTGTATAGCCGCACTTCGACCCAGGAATAGGATAATTATACCGGTCCTCTGTCCGGTATAGGCTTTTTAATGGATCTACCCGCGTCAACATCCCGACATTTTGCCCCGTGCTACTATCAGTGCCTTTTTTTAAGTACGGCATATAGGATGGACCGAGTTGAGCCTTTAACATGTTGAGCTCGTCACATCCCTCTATCTCGCAAAAATTAATAATATCCGGATTCAGCGCCTGGACTCTTTTCACAACAGTATTCATGTGAGTTTGGGCCTCTGTCTCATTCTTCCAAGTGCATCCTTCGCCAGGACAATTCATTTCACTGTAGTAATCTATAAAAAGCCATTCCACATTATATTGAACAATACGTAGTTTGGTCTTATCACTGCGTCTATCCGACATTGTGGTAACAACAGGACACTCAGAGTCAGCAAATGCGACAGTTGAAAATAACGCAAGTAATAATAGCAGGGCGAACATTCTCTTTATATTAGTCTACATAAAATATATTTAATATCTTCTTCTATCTTCTTCTATCTTCTTGTATGTTGTATGTTGTTGGTTTTAAAATAAAAATGAGGCGAACTTGTATGCTATTCACTTATAATATATTGACCATGCTACCCCAAATTAAATGCGCTATTCAGGACGACTCCCCTAAACCATATTCCAAAATTGCGTTTAGAATGAACTTTGATGGATGTAGCAAGGGAAATCCAGGGTTATGTGGGGCGGGCGCGGTCATCTATCACGACAACGACGAGCTCTGGAGTGGGAGCTTCTTTGTGGGGGTAAATGCAACCAATAATCGCGCAGAATATGCAGGTCTCATATTAGGAATGCAACAAGCATTAGCAATGAATATTAAAGAACTTCATGTCCAAGGCGATAGTCAACTTGTTATCAATCAGATGACCGGAAAATACAAATGTAACTCGTTGAGCCTAATTGAATTGTATGATGCCGCAAAGGCTTTAGAAAAGAGTTTTGTTAAAATACACTACGAGCACATATTAAGAAATTTTAATAAGCGAGCGGATGAGCTCTCTAATATTGCGGTCAAGGATTATAAACCAGATGGTGCCGCCTAATACTCTAATAACTGCATATTTAATGTTTGACGGGGCTTGTACTTTAAAATGTCCAGCTCCTTTTTTGTTGTCGGGAACTCAGCCGCACCATATATATCCTGCAACATGAGCCATTCAAATAGTCCGCCCGTATAAATATATACATTATAGAACCCCAGCGAAACGAGCTGCTTATATTTGTCATATACTGTTTCGTCGTTACAATTCCGACCATAAACGATTATTTTTACACCCTTATGATTTGTTCTGATGAACGAATTAATGAGTTCGGCCTCTTTATGAATATTAACTGTATTTGGAATCAGACACCCCTGCTCAGACTCGGTTAATGTGTTGATTAGTCTATTTGCTTCTGCATTTTTGATTACATATTGAATATCTTCATAATTAATTTTTTGAATTGATTGAGAATTTCCCATACTATATCAGTTACTTAATTTTTAAATATATACCTCACGTATATTTAAAAATAATTATACCAAATGTCATGTTCACCCTTAATGAAACTGAACAACGATCTCAACCTCCTCCTTCTTAATGCTTTTTGTAGCAGAAATGGACAACTCTTCTCTCTTCTTGCGGGTTTTTGCGTTTTCGGTGATACTGTCCTTTCTTTT